GCAACCCGCTATACTTCGGGCACACGTACCAGTGGCTGGAGAATCCATGTTTTACTCGCTTCCATTTGAGGCGCGCAAAGTCGAAGCGACAGAGGCGCGCTTAAACCGAATCTACGATGCTGCCAAGTTGGGCCTCAAGGGCGACAGCTTGGCTATGGCTGCGGGCATGTTGCCTACCGAGTACCGCCAACTGTGCCAGCTTGACCCGATTGCCGAGGTCGCCGCGTTAAAGGGCAAGGCTGATGGCGAGATAGAAGCCTCACGCCAACTGCACAAAGCTGCTGCCGAGGGGGACGCCAAGGCCAGCCTGGCAATACTGCAACACGTCCACGGCTGGGTCGCCAAGCAGGCCATCTCGATTGATGTGGATCAGCGCATCTCGATCACCGCCGCCTTGGCCGAAGCCGAGCGGCGCGTCATAGACGTTATTGCGCGCGACATATCCGACATGAACATCAACCAAGCCACCAATGCAGTCCACCAAGTACAGCGCTGAAGACGAACAAGAGTTGATGGCGCGGCTGTGGAGCCCAGCCATCAAGGACAACCCGCTGGCGTTTGTGATGCTGTTGTTCCCGTGGGGCGTCAAAGGCACGCCGCTGGAGCATTTCAGTGGGCCGCGCAAGTGGCAGCGCGAGGTGTTGCAAGACATCGCAAACCACATCAAGCAGAACAACGGCAAGATTGATTTTGATACCTTGCGCGAAGCGGTCGCGTCAGGCCGTGGTATTGGCAAGTCAGCGTTGGTCAGTTGGCTGGTGATCTGGATGCTGTCCACGCGGATCGGCTCGACAACCATCGTGTCGGCCAACAGTGAGTCGCAGTTGCGTAAGGTGACTTGGGCCGAGATTACCAAGTGGCTGGCGATGGGGCTGAACAGCCACTGGTTCGAAGTCAGTGCAACCAGCCTGCAACCGGCCAAGTGGCTGACCGAGTTGGTCGAGCGCGACTTGCGTAAGGGCACCAGGTACTGGGGCGTTGAGGGGCGGCTGTGGTCGGCTGAGAATCCAGACGCGTTCGCCGGCGTACACAACATGGACGGCGTGCTGGTCATCTTTGACGAGGCCAGCGGTATTGATGACGCCATCTGGGCGGTGACAGCGGGCTTCTTTACAGAGAACACACCAAACCGGTTCTGGTTTGCGTTCTCCAACCCGCGCCGCAACACGGGGTATTTTTACGAGACGTTCCACTCCAAGCGCGACTTTTGGAACACCAAGGTGGTGGACGCCCGCACGGTCGAGGGGACAGACAAGGCGGTCTACCAGCAGATCATTGACGAGTACGGGCCGGACTCAAGTCAGGCGCACGTGGAGGTGTACGGCCAGTTCCCAAGCGCGGGCGATGATCAGTTCATCGGCGCCAATACGGTGGACGAGGCCATGAAGCGGGTCAAGTACCAGGACTTGAGCGCGCCAATTGTGATCGGGGTCGATCCGGCGCGGTTTGGCGCGGACGCGACAGTCATTGCGGTCAGGCAAGGACGCGACATTGTGAAGATCATCAGGCACCGAGGCGATGACACCATGACGGTGGTCGGGCACGTGATCGAAGCGATTGAGGAATACAAGCCCACGCTGGTGGTCATTGACGAGGGCGGGCTGGGGGCGGGCATTGTGGACAGGCTCAAGGAGCAGCGCTACAAGATCAAGGGCATAAATTTTGGCAACAAGTCCAAAAACCCGATAATGTATGGCAACATGAGGGCGCAAATGTGGGGCGACATGCGGGAATGGCTCAAAACGGCCAGTATTCCGAACGACAGGTTCTTGAAGACGGACTTGATTTCGCCTATGATGAAGCCTGATTCACGTGGAACAATCTTTTTGGAGTCGAAAAAAGACATGAAATCACGCGGTTTAGCCTCGCCAGACGCTGCGGACGCTATTGCGGTGACTTTTGCGTTTCCCGTGGCCCATCGGGGCGAGTACAATGCGCGCACAACCACCCGCAGGGTCTACTCAGACACTTCGGCCAACACATCTTGGATGGGAAGCTAGATGGCAACGAAAAAAACTGTTTCCTTGTCTGTCGGACGCGGCGAAAAACTGCCCGTATCTAAGGGCGCTGGCCTGACCGAGAAGGGTAGAGCCAAATACAACGCAGCTACAGGCAGCAATCTAAAAGCGCCAGCCCCAAACCCCAAGACCAAGGCAGATCAAGGCCGCAAGGATTCATTTTGTGCAAGAATGGGCGCCGTAGCGGCCAACGCTAAAGACGGCGAACGCGCCAAAGCGGCCCTTAAACGATGGAAGTGCTGATCATGGCAACAAAACCTGGACTCTACGCAAACATTCACGCTAAACAAGAGCGCATCAAAGCCGGCTCTGGCGAAAAGATGAACAAAGTTGGCAGCAAAGCTGCGCCGACCAAGCAAGACTTTATAAAGTCAGCTAAAACTGCGAAGAAAAAATAATGTCTAACACTAAAGCAACGGGCGTTGCGTACCTAGACCCAGAGTTCACTACTTGCTATGCCAGTGAAGAAATTGGCTACGCCCTTGCCGGACAAGGCGCGGTAACTCAAGAGACAAGCAAGTCAACTGGCGTCACGCTTAACGCAAGCATGGGCCGAATTACAACAAACGGCGCAACGCTCAACACGTTGACCAATGTAACTTTCACACTGACCAACAGTTTGATCAGCGTTAAAGATGTGATTATTTTGAACGTAAGTTCTGGTGCTACATCGGGCGCGTACAACTGCTGGATCAGCAGCATGAGCGCGGGCACTTGTACGATTACGCTGCGAAACATCAGCGGTGGCAATCTATCCGAAGCGGTTGTAATTAACTTTGCGATCATTCACGGAGCGTCTTAACATGCCTCTCGTTAAATCCAAAACACCCGAAGCCTTTCGCAAAAACGTCAAGGCCGAAGTGGCTGCTGGCAAGCCTGTGAAGCAGGCTGTGGCAATTGCTTACTCGGTCAAGCGTAAAGCAGAAAAGAAAAAATAATGGCAGACCCAACAGGCATAGTCGCCGCCGCAGCCGTTGCTGTCGGTGGTTCGGCCAAAGACAAAAGCGATGCGGATGTGTTGGCAACAGCACGCTCGCGTTTGGACATGGCTGTCTCGGCTCTGTCTGAGTCGCGTGAAGATGAAGTAGACGACCTGAAGTTCTACGCCGGCTCACCCGACAACCACTGGCAATGGCCGGCTGATGTGCTGGCGACTCGCGGCGCGGTGCAGGGCCAGACGATCAACGCACGGCCATGCCTGACAATCAACAAGCTGCCGCAGCACGTGCGTCAGGTGACAAACGACCAGCGGCAGAACCGCCCAGGCGCTAAAGTTATTCCCGTAGACGACAACGCTGATGTGGAAGTTGCCGATATTTTCAACGGCATGATTCGCCACATTGAATACATTTCGGATGCGGATGTGGCCTACGACACGGCCTGCGAAAACCAAGTGTCCTACGGCGAAGGCTATCTGCGCCTGCTCACAGAGTACTGTGACGACAACACGTTTGACCAAGACATCAAGATCGGCCGCGTTCGCAACTCGTTCTCGGTCTACATGGATCCGATGATCCAAGACCCTACCGGCGCGGACGCCAAGTATTGTTTCATCACCGAAGACCTGACCCGCGCAGAGTACGAGCGTCAGTACCCAGACGCAGCGCCCATTACAACTTTGCAATCTTTGGGTGTGGGCGATCAGTCGATCAGCAACTGGCTCAACGAAGACACGATCCGTGTCGCTGACTACTACTACATCGACTTTGACCGCGCTACGCTGAACCTGTACCCTGGCAATGTGACTGCCTTTGAGGGCACGCCCGAGGACAAGCAGCTAAAAGCCCTCTACGGCAAGCCCAAAAAAAGCCGCGAGGCCGACCGTCAAAAGGTCAAGTACTGCAAGATCAACGGTTACGAAATTCTTGAGAAGCGCGATTGGGCGGGCAGATACATCCCCGTGATCCGCATCGTTGGCAACGAGTTTGAAGTCGATGGCCGGTTGTATGTGTCGGGCTTGGTGCGTAACGCCAAAGACGCTCAGCGCATGTACAACTACTGGGTTTCACAAGAGGCCGAGATGCTGGCCTTGGCCCCCAAAGCACCGTTTATCGGCTACGGCGGGCAGTTTGAAGGCTACGAAGACAAGTGGAAGACCGCAAATACGACTAACTGGCCGTATCTGGAGGTCAACCCAGACGTCACAGACGGCCAAGGCGTTGTTTTGCCGCTGCCGTCTAGGGCACAACCACCAATGGCCTCCAGCGGCCTGCTGCAAGCCAAATCAGGCGCTTCTGAGGACATTAAGTCCACAACCGGCCAATACAACGCTTCTTTGGGCATGAGCAGCAACGAACGCTCAGGCAAGGCCATTTTGGCCCGCCAGCGTGAAGGCGATGTGGGCACATACCACTACGGCGACAACTTGGCCCGTGGTGTTCGGCATGTGGCCCGCCAGCTTGTGGACTTGATCCCTAAAATTTACGACACCCAGCGCATTGCTCGCATCATCGGTGAAGATGGCGAGACAAAAATGGTCAAGATCAACCCTGATCAAGATCAGCCGGTCAACAAGATCGTTGACGAGCGCGGTATTGTGATGGAGAAAATCTACAACCCTGGCGTTGGCAAGTACGATGTGGTGGCTACCACCGGCCCAGGCTACGCGACCAAGCGTCAAGAGGCGCTGGAGGCGATGGCCCAACTGTTGCAAGGCAACCCACAACTGTGGGCGGTGGCCGGCGATCTGTTTGTCAAAAACATGGATTGGCCTGGCGCGCAAGAGATGGCAAAACGCTTTGCCAAGACCATTGATCCGAAGCTGATGAGCGATGGTGAGGACAATCCAGAACTGCAAGCCGCGCAGCAGCAGATGCAAGCAATGGGTCAGGAAATGGAGCAGATGCACCAGATGATCCAGAACGTGGGCAAGTCCATTGAGATGCAAGAGCAGCGCCGCAAGGACTACGAAGCTGAGATCAAGGCTTACCAAGCTGAGACGCAACGCATCACCGCCACGCAAGCTGGCATGAACGAGCAGCAGATTCAGGACATTGCTATGGGCGTAGTTGCCGCCGCAATGGAGTCCAACGGCCAGTTGAACAACATTCCTGAGATGCCGGAGCAGCAAATGGATGTGGGCATGGACGGTATGCCTGAGATGCCAGCGCCTATGCAACCGATGGAGATGCCACAATGACCGCCGCGCAATTGATGGGCTTGCTGTTTTTGGGCCGTAACGTAGCGCACTCGGTTCACTTGAACACCCGCAGCTATTCCAAACACGTTGCGTTGCAGACGTTCTACGACAACGTAATTGATGTGGCCGATGCTTTTGCCGAAGCCTACCAAGGCCGCAACGGCTTGATCGGCCCGATTGCCATCCCTGCGGCCAAGAAGACCACCAACATCATTGAGTTCTTGCAAGACCAGCTTTCTGAGATTGAAAAAGGCCGCTACGATGTGTGCGATAAATCTGACTCATCGCTACAGCAATTGATTGATAATATCGTTGAGTTGTATCTTACAACCCTGTACAAACTGAAATTTTTGGCATAAGGAAACATCATGGCTAACTACACACAAGCTGCTGCAACAACCCAAGTTAAAGTTGGCGCCGGCAAGCTGTTTGGCATCTTTGTGTCAGCATCTTCAAGCGGTACTTTGACGGTCTATGACTCGGGTGCTAAAAACACCGGCGACCCCAAGATTTCGGACACATTCAGCGTATCAGCGGGCACGACCTATCTGAACATCCCCGCTGGTTTGTTTTTTAACAAAGGTTTGTACATTGTTCTTGCTGGCACTTCTGCCGCATTTACAGTAGCGTACGATTAATCTGATACATTTACCCAAACCGTATCGGCCAGGTTGACCGAGGAATCCAAGGATTCATAAATGTTAGAAGAAGTACCAGCGGAGTCACTACCCGTGCCAGAACAGGAAGCAACGGCTGCACCTGCGACTGAAGTTCAAACGCCGGAAACGCCAGAAGTAGCGACCAAGACATTCTCGCAAGAGGAACTTGACGCAGCAATTGGCAAACGCCTCGCAAGAGAGCAACGTAAGTGGGAACGGGAACAAGCGCAGCGCCAAGTGGAAACACAGGTGTTGAAGTCTGCCCCCGCAGCATCCGTTGATCAGTTTGAGTCTACTGAAGCCTATGCGGAAGCATTGGCGTTACAGAGGGCTGAAGAACTGATCGCTAAACGTGAAGTTGCCAAGCAGCAATCGCAAATTCTTGAAAGCTATCAGGAACTTGAGGAAGCAGCGCGGGACAAGTACGATGACTTTGAACAAGTCGCCTACAACCCAAAACTGCCGATCACGAACGTGATGGCCGAAACGATTCAGTCTTCGGATATTGGCCCTGAGTTAGCTTACTATCTCGGTTCAAACCCCAAGGACGCGGAGCGTATCGCCCGTATGACGCCACTCGGTCAGGCGAAAGAGATTGGAAAGATTGAGGCCAAATTGGCCGCAGAACCTCCGGTCAAACGAACAACGTCAGCGCCAGCGCCGATTTCACCTGTTACTGCCCGAGCCTCCGGC